TCACATGGAAAATTCTATTTCAGTTTATTCTGAAACAGAATTAACTAACGATCAAACAAAAACCTTAAAAGATTTGGGGGTAATATACTAATGAAAATAAAAGTCACAAAACAAGATATACAATCGGGAGAGGCGGGCAACAGTTCGGAGTGTGCAATTGCCTTAGCATTACAAAGACATTATAAAACAAACGTTGCTTATGTTAGTGGCAATTTTGATGGAGATGAGCCTATTTTAAAAGTAGACAATATAGATTTAAAGGTATGTAAAAAAGATATTGATAAAGTAGGTGAATTTATAAATTTATTTGATGATTATCTTTATGAAGAGGATGTTGTAATGGATAAAGATTGCATACCCCAACCTTTTGAATTTGAAGTTGACCAATATGGAGTAAAAAATGAAGATAGAAGTTAAACAAAAACATATAGACATGGCGCCCAAGCTATTCAGTAAAGGCGTAAATGCAAAAGAGTGTTGTCCAATCTCATGCGCAATACAAGAGAAGTTTCCAGACAAGCTTGTATCAGTTGGATGGTGTGATGAAGTTGACAGTAATAAAATGTTTCATCAATTTTTTTATATTTCAGTTTCAGATCCCGATAATGATTATGAAGAGATTATTTATAGCGACGATAAAATATCTAATTTAGAAAAATGCTCGAAGTTTGCCGAGCAATATGATAATGGTGATGAAGTCAAACCATTTGAATTTGAAATTAAGTGACATTCACATTTAAACATCCAAGCTATTATGCTGAACTGAGGAAACAAAATAAAAAGCCTCAAGCACCAAGCGAAGAGAATAAAGAAATAGAATCTGACAATGAACAGGCTAAAGGCTCAAGCGAAGACACCAAACCAGAATCAGCAAGCGCAAGCGCGTGATGTCCCTCAAACAATAAATGTTTATCTTTGTGTTCTACAAGGATGAAAGTATTTTTGGGATGTTTAGTATGGAATGATATTTGGTGCGGGGACAAGCGAACTTTTTTACCCTTAGCTACTTTTAATTCTACAGTGAAAAAGTACCCATGATTATTATACCCCAATAAATCAGGAGTCCCAAGTAAGCTATAATTTTCAATTCGAATCCAACTAATAGTTTTAGAACTGTTTTTAAGTCGTTTATAAAGTTTTGTTTCTTGTCCCACAGGTGCATTAATAATCCTTCTGAAGTTTATCTGGTAAGATAAGACTCGAAGGTTTCTCAGTTTTTAATACTAACCTATGCGCACTATGGCCTGGCTGACCAATAATAGGGGTAGAGTTTTCATGCACTTCCATTCTTCTAATGGCGTGTAATTTTCCTCTTATCTCCACATAGATAACTGCATTTTTTACTGCATCTGAACCTGTTGTAAAATTGTTCAAAAACAATTGCAAATCCTGTACTCTCATGAATTTTTATCTTAACTTACTTGATGAGATATCCTCTATCACTTTTTTATAGCCTTGCAATAAGTTTTTGTTTTTTACGTCCTCAGAAACATATTTTTTTAGATCAAAAATTTCTTTTCTTTGAACTTCAACCAGTTTTTTGTAGCCATCCAGAGTTTCCTTCAGACTAGCGATTTCTTTTTCTAAATCTTTCATTATTGACTTTATAGGATAATTGTCTTAAATTGTCAATATGGGTGTACCAAAACAACTTACAGAAATGCAGAGAAAATTTGCTGAGACACTTGTCTTTGGGGACAAAGACGGTAAGCCAGTTACAAAAACTGAGGCGGCAAGAATAGCGGGATTTAGTCCTAATAGATTGAGTCAAGAAGGATATGAACTAACAAACCCTAAAATACATCCGCTTGTTGTAGATTACATAGGTAAATTAAGAGAAGAAAAAATACAGAAATATATGGTGACATTTGATGGTCACCTTGCAGAACTAGATCGTATCAAAGAAAAAGCACTCAAAAAGAATTCATTCTCAACCGCGGGTAATATGGAAATAGCTAGGGGTAAGGCGGCGGGATTATATATTGATAGAAAAATTATTAAAACAGGTAAGTTAGAAGATATGTCTGAGCAAGAATTAGAAAATAAAATGAGACAAATCTTAGATGATTATGCACCCTTGTTAAATGCAAAAACAATAGATGGTAAGGCAGAAGTTATATCTTCTGAATCTTCTTTACCCAATGACGAGGAATCATTGTACGATCCCCAAACGTAATACCATCCTCATCTTTATCATAAGATGCAAATAACTTAATAGATTCTTTATCCTTAGAATATAACCAACCTTCATTAACAGGATACGCTAGTTTCATCTTCTCAAACTCTTTATCACTAGCCCAAGCCGAGTCACTCACGCAGTCGACCCACTCCACTCGAACTTTTTGAAAAGGTATATCAGGAGTTGTTTCAGTGTTGATAGCTTTACGTCTTTTCTTGGGCATATCCCAATATATCACCCCTATAAGAGTTGTACCAGATAAATCACCTATTGATTTTTCCAAAAATGTCTCCTGGCAGGCACCACTGTACTAATTTTGAACTAACCTTTTGCTTAAAAATAGCTGTAAATGACATAAATATATGTCACTAAAACAGTTTCTGTCACTAATTTTGTCACGTATTATTGTTGTATACCAACACTTTTAGCTCAAAATGACAAAAAGACAAAAATTTTTCATGTTTTTTTTTTTCGTGTCTCATTTATCTGTGACAACTCTTATGTATTGCCTATGCCTTATTCTTGCCACAATATTGCTTTGTTTAAGCCATGGTTCATGATCCATGTTCACTTATTCAACTAATCTTTATTAGATATATCCTCTTCAAAAAGACCCTTTAAAGGCACCTGAGCCCTCTCCTTTTCATCATTCATTAGGTCATGGTACATGTCTAGTCTCTTTAAAAATTTATGTTTCCATTGCCTTAATTCATGATCCATGAACCTAAATTCCTGGAAGTATAGGTCAGGGGTACATACCATTATGATCCCTTGTCTAATTTTAGATTTATATACATAGTCATGAGCCATGCAATATGCGGCAATTTGAAGGTAATAATCTTCAATCCACTCTTCTTTTTTAGGTCTATTCGATTGTTTAAAGTCTATTATGGTATCAATACCATTGTGACTACATACGAGGTCAGTACTCCCAGCAAATAGCCCAGGATAATACAACGTGACTTCCGATCCGTACCACTCTTCCACTGGCGCAAGACCCACTTCAATAACTTTTTTGGCCATGGCTTTCGCCTCTTGTCCAAGCCCCGTAAGATCATCATAGCCAGTTCCTTCCACATAACACTCGAGGAATTTGTGCATGGCAGTTCCCCGCCTAGAACTATGATTCTTGATTCGTTCTGCTTCTTGTTCTCCAACTTTAGCCTTCCATTTTTTTAAAAAATCTTGGTTTTTAGTGGCGCCTAATATCGTAGTCACACTTGGAAGTCTATATTTATCTACTTCATAAACCCTTTTTCCTGTTTGTTCATCAGTGATTTGTTTACCAGAAATATATTGAAACTTTTCTTTAAAAGGTATCTTACGACCTAAATTATGGTATTCCTGTATGTCTTTATCATTCATCATATTAACTTAAATATAAATATTGTTATAATTAATAAACCAAATATCTCAGTGTAGGTATTCATAATTTTTTCTTTAATTCTTTTACATACTCTTCATTCTCTTTTTGTCTCTTATCTTCTAGTATTTTAGCATGTTTACACCAAGCCCATGAGTTTATTTTACCAGACCATTTCATAATAAAATGTAGAGTTTCGTATATGTATTTATCTAGCATTAGTTTGTTTCCATTGTTTATATTTATCTAAAGATACAACATTACTATGTGTTGTAGCCCATTCTGTTTTTGAATAGTGCTCAATAATCTTTGTTATTTTATCTAGTTTAACATGAGCAAAGGGCCAAATCAATAAACATACATAGTACGCATCTCTGAAAGTACAACGCCATCGGTATTGCATTAAGTAATTTGAACCATCAACTCTTTTACCTTTTCTAGGTTTACGTGTTACGGTTCCAACACCTACAACACTATGAAGCCATAACAAAACGCTTTCATCCGTCATAGATATTTCCATACTAATACGCATACAGTCATAGGTTCCTGATCTTTTCTTTTCTGGGTTTCTTTTAAAATGAATAGATCCTTCGCCATCAAACAATCCCGCAATATAAGCGGCTTCACTTTCATGTATCATAAATTAAATCCTCGTCTTTCTTTTTAGGTTCTAAGTATATTTCACCTTCAGATTCACAAATCCAACACTGTCTTACTTCTGTTTCATCCTCAATTTTTATATATCCATTGCCCTTGCAGTTTTTACAAATTATTTTATTTTCCATTATTCATTTTTCCGTTCATCTTCTTTACTTTTTCGTTAACTACAGCTTCAATAGTCTTTGCTACAGAAAGCTTTACGTCTGGTAAGATAACCTTCGACAACTTCTCTAAAGTAGAGTATGTTTGTTTGGTTAGCGAGACGTTTCTGTATTTAGTCATATCAGTCATATGTTTCCTTTCATAATTTTAAAACAATATAGAGTATGTTGTAGGATTGTCAATGATAAAAGTTTTTATTTTTACTTTAGCTATATGTAGTGTGAGTTATCAACAGTGTAAAGTGGTGGAGGAAGCAACAATATATTTTGACAACTACAGAGATTGCGCTTTGCATGGTTATGAATATTCTTACAAACTTTTAGAAGTATTTGATCCAGAAGTTATGGCAAAAGAACAAGTGTATACTAGATTTATTTGTAAAGAACTTGAAACAAGTTGACATTGTGGCAAAATAATGGTATCGGGGCCTTATCTTCTCACCATAACCTACCCTTATATTTTTCCCTCTTTTAGGGGTAGGTGTATTTAACACATACATCCAATAAATTCACCACTACCATCATTCATTAAATACGTGTTCCATGGTTCGTGGTACGTGGTTAATTTCAAACGTAGTATTTCACATAGATCAAAACAATCTATTTTATTTAATAACTCTATACCATCCACCATCTGTTTGGTCACGGTGACTAGTTGATAGATTCCTTCGTTTAGAATTATGATATCCATTCCATTCCTTTAAACGCTTATACCAAAGATCCCTGTACTTTGGATCTTTAGTTTCATTCCACTTCTTAGCCGCCTCTTCGATTAGCCCTAGTGTAGCCATAAGGTTGTGTTCCCCATTTTAAAGTATTCTTTAATCCTGGTGCAGACAATTGCATATCGACACCAAAAGGTTTCCATGCTTTCTTGATTAGATTAAATTCAAGTAAAAGATTAGACCACTGTTTAGTAGTGATACCGTTTACTTTGATAGTTATTTTCTTTTCTTTCATTAGTTTAAAGTCCTCGTATCCTCGTTGTCCATCTTATCAGGTAGATTTCCATTCATCATATTTGTGATAGAAGATATGAGTTCAAGTTTTGCGTATTTATATTCAGAATCTTGGGACTCCTCAAACTTTAAAACCCGACTCCAGAACATTAGAAAGTATGTAAGAAAAGTTCCGTTCGCATCATAGCCATCAAATATTTTCGAGATTTTTAAAAAATCTTCATCAATTCGATCTTGTATATCGCCTTGAAGATCATACCATTTTTTATCTTTTACAGATAATTTTGTTCTTTTAGCCACTTGTCTAATTCCTTTCTTGGTTCTTTTGATTCAACTATTCTTTCTATTATATCTGTTGCTTTGTGGGCTGTTCTAGCTATAGACGGCTCAAACAATTCAGACTCATATAGATGATTTACTATTTTCTTTTTTATGTTCCAGATCATACTAACTCTTTTCC